TGCTGCTTCGTTCTTAACTTGTAGTGTGTATTCTACTAAAAGTTGAGTTTTTTCACTGTCACCAGTTCTAGCCAATTCATTAGTTTGGAATGGGCGTAGATATGCTACAGAAGCATATTCTGGGTCTAGTACAAATGCTACATCACCTGAAGCAGCTGCATCTGTCATTAGTCTGTTAGGAACAACAGAAACTGTACCGAAGTCTGATAGATAGACATCAGCAGCACCAATGATAGTAGTTGCTTTATCAGCAGGAGCTTGATAACGCTGTCCTGCAATACCTGTGAATGTAGAAGCTACTTGTTTACCATGTGGAGTAACCATAAGAATGGTTGGGTCGCCACCTGCTTCGTATGCCTTACGAACTGCATCTTTAAGCATATCTTCTGTAAATGCAGCAGGAGTACCTTCAACACGAGCATCAGTACCACCTTTACCTGCTGTACCTGTACCAACATAGTTAGTTTCTAGCCATGTTTGTAAGCCACCAAGATTTCTAGCTGTAGCTGAATCACCTGCATCAGCAGGGTTGTTAGATAGGAGAGTTTTCTCCATGTCTCGTTTTAGTTCAGCAGAAACTTTTGCAAGTTGGTATGCTTTTTCAGACTTCTTACCTGCTTTGTCCACAATCTCTTGTGTACCTGCAATTTGGATAGTCTTTTGTGAGATTTGAGTTCTGTTACCCACACGAGTTGTTGGGTTCAAAGTCATAGCAGTAGCATCTGCACCCTCAACTGCTGCGTTGTCATCAACTGCATCAGCTAATTCGTCTACTTGCCACTCATGGTATGTACCCTTTGCTGTAGATTTACCAATTGTACTCATGAAAGGAGTATCTGTTGGTGAGATGTTGTAAATTACATCTGTTAAATCTTCTCTGTTACTTTGTTGCACATCACCGACTTTATCGGTGTAAGTTAAATATGTTGCCATTGTTTATATTTCCTTAAATAAAGTTTTCAAATAAGGCTGCTGCATCTTCTTTTCTTCCAGAGTGCTTTAGCCTTGCCATCTGTTTTCGTTTTGTATCTATATTGGTTTGTTTTACCTTTGCACCACCCTTGACTGTTTTAGGAGCTTTCGCTACCTTCTTCTTAACATTAGCTTTACCTGACATTAATTTGTCATACTGTGCTGCTTTATGTAATACCAATACATGACGAGAATCATAGACTTGAGATAACTCTGCATCTGTGAATCCAATCTTTTTGCCATAGCTACGAATGTCATTACGGACTTGTTCGCCTTTAGCTTTGTCTGAAAACTCTGGTAAGGATACTGATAATTTTTGTGCTTCTTCTTGTACAAACTGTTCTAATTGAGCTGCTCTATCCGATTGTTGCTGTTGTGCAAGTCGTTGTTGTTCAGCTTGAACTGCTTGTAACTGTTCTTTCTTTTCGGTCATTTCTGCGACCTTAACTGCATATCCTACTGGGTCGTTCTCCTTCATTGCTGACAATTCTTCTGGACTGTCATTTTGTCCAGTTAAAAATTCTTCTATTGACTGCAATTTATTTTGATAATCATCTCTAACTTTTCTAGCTTCAATAATAGCTTTAGCTTCCTGCTCAATGACTTTACGCTGTTCAGCTACTTCTTGAGTCTTTTTAGTATAATCAGAGCCGAGTTGATAAGATTTCTTTAGCTCATCAAGGGTAACTTCTTTTTCTTCACCTGCTGCTTTAATGGTGAAAGTTTGTTCTTCCTCAACTACTTCAGGTTCTTCAACTTCGGATTCTTCTTCAGCTTCAACTTCTTCTTCGGCTTCTACTTCCACCTCTGGTTCAGTTTCTTCTTCAGTTTCCTCTACTTCTTCTACTTCTTCGGTTTGTTCTTCTACAACTTCTGGTTGTTCCTGTGTGGAGTCCTCTGGTGCAGATAACATACCTTCAATAGCTGAAGCTGCATCTGTTACTGTTAGATTTCCACTTTCCGTTGTATCGGAAGTCATGGTGTCATCACTCATTTTATTTCCTTATGCCATCTCGGTGTGGCTTTCCCATACAG